CAGGTTTTTCTCAATTAGCTGGAATGTACCAGCCTCCACCCCTTTATGAGAGGGGAAAAGCTCCCGTTACGAGAACGGGACCGCGCCGATCTTGTGGATTAAGCGTGGGGAGCGGGGTATAACATACCCATCCCCCCACCCACATCCATAGACGGCTGACGCGAGAGTTACAGACGGGGCAAAACCCTTCCACCGGACTTGGGGATCCGGCGAAGACTTATAGCACCGTAAGTACCTGATGCCATGCTTCCACTTAGTCACCCAAGTGGACTCTTCATCATGTATGACAACGTCACCGAGGCCTGAAGGGCCCCGGCAACGCCTTATATCACTCGGGAGACCCGAGAGACAAAGGAGCCATGCAGGGCGAAGATCTTCCCAACGCATCATGTCACCTCGGCACGAGCGGCGCAAGCCGTTCATGAGAGAGATGATAGAGGATGGTTGATCGGGGTCCTCTTTAAGATAGAAAGGCCGAACGGCCTTACCATCAAAGAAGTCCCCGCCGCAGCTTTCACGAAAGCTACCCGAAGAAAAAGATTTCTTAGGGTTGATCTCGAAGCCACAGAAAGAAAGCATCGCAATCACATCTTTTGAGCGCTCAGTAGGAAGGATGAGGTCATCGCCATAAGCGAAGACAGTCCTTCCGATCGAGCCGCCGCCTGTGATGGCGGCAGTGAGGCCAAGAAAAATCAAAGTCTCAAGCTCAAAAGTGAAACCGTTTCCCATCGAACTGAACTTTTCAAGAACAGTCCAACGGCCGCGGAATAACGTCTTCTTTGACCGAAGGTCATCGAGGACGCTAAACCAACGACGGGGAAGTAGGAGCTTCACAAGGTTCCTACAAACGGTGTCGCTCGCATTTCTAAGGTCTAAGGTGCAGAAGTGGCCTCTGCGTGAGGCCTCACTAGCAAGATGCTGGTGAATACTTTGCCCTTCGTTGAGGTCGATACCCCAACGGCGGAGGCGTTCCCTAATAACTCTCCCGTAGGCGAGTTGATAGAAGACGTTGATACTCGGTTCCACGGCAATGCCGCGGTTCTTTGTAGCGTCTTTCGGGACCGTTGAAAAACGGTTCCCAGGAACGCATTCCGGCACCTTCCCGACGTCGCTTGAGGCTTTCGCCCAAAGCGTACCACTCCAGGGAACCAGGAATGGCCAAGCGTCGTGTGTGAATTGCGGTACGCTAGACATTTTGTCGGGTATCGTGGTCAGACGCCCTTTGTCGCCAAACGTCGCGCCAGGACCAAACCGACCCATCACAAGGTCGGGGCACGGTCCTAATAGGGAGGAGATAATTTTTCTTGCAGAAGCAAAAAACTTGTGCAAGTCCGTTCGTTCACGATAATAACCAGACTGGATATCATCGATGAACGGATACAACCTCCTGTTAGCGCGAAAACAACTAG